GTAAAATACATAAGTATGTTCAGGTTTCGTTATATCGTCTTCGTGATAGACTCCTTGATCGACCATCAACTGTGCTAGTGGATCTTTCTTATCAGCACGAACAGTTCTAATATAATATGGACTGTGCCTCGTGTGAATACCTGATGCGCTATCTACTAATTGACTAACAGTACCACTAGGCTTAACACAAGTAATAGCAACAGACTGATTAATGCCTAACTTCTTAGACCATGTTTTGTTTGTTACAATAGCTTGTTCTTTTAAATCATAAAGATAACTTTGTAATAGTCCTTCGCTTCCTCTACCACTCATTGTTTTATTATCCATAATACCAGTTAAGGACACACCAAGCAGAGCCTCATCAACTGTGTTGTTCTGCCAAGCTTTAGTTAAATATCTAAAGTTAGTTAAAGTTGCTTGGAACGTGCCAAGAATTGTAGCTAACTTTACCTTTCTATCTAAAGAAGTGTATGTATCTTCTGCTCTAACGACAACTTCAGTTAGATTACAGAATTGTTTGTTGCGCAAGATAATCTCACTACAAGGATTGCAACCAAAGTCTTTGTATTCTTCTCGTCTGCCATTTCTTGCTGCTTGTTCTTCAGCAGCTTGTCTATTGAATATGCCTCGTTCACCACTACGACTATCGTATAAAGAAAGCCACTCTCGCATGAAGGCTCCCATTTCTGCTGAATCTGTATAAGTTACAGAGTTATTAGCTAATGCTCTGTGTTGGCTGTCTTCCCACCATGCACCACTCTTAGCATTACGCATACGTTCATCTGATAGGTTGCTGAGAGAGATTAATGCTGATCTTCTTACTCCACCAACAACCACAACCTCTGCAATCTTGCACATCAAGTCATGGCAATCAATAGATACTAATTTCTTTTGTCCTTTTAGATTAGCATCTTTAAATATATTAATAGTAAATTGGAACAGATCTTCAAGAGGCGCTGGACCACTAGCTCTACCACCAAATGTTTTAAGTCTTGCGCCCTGTGGTCTTATATTAGATACATCCCATTTAGGAATCTGTCCTGCATAAAGTAACGATAAGAACTCCTTGTAAGCTTTTGCCCAACCAATCTTTGAGTCAGCTACCTTTATCACAGTATCGGTATCATGTAGTTCTTCCGAAAGATCAGGAAGTTTATTAATGTACTGTCGCTCTACGCTGAATCCAACACCTGTGCCACACATTAAGATGTATAGTGTCTCGTCAAATGCACGAGTAGTGTCAACAGCCACATAACTACAGTTAAAACCTGCTACGTTGTCTCGACTTAGGGCTTTACCTGCTGACATTAAGGCTCTCATGCTTGGCATGATTTCTAAATTAATAACAGCTTGTTCTAATTCTGCTCGTAGTTTCTTAGTCAGTTTATAGTTGTTATTCTCTTTTAAATGTTCTTCAAAGAAATCAAAGTATCTTGCGACTGTCTCTTGCCAAGTCTCTCGTCTTTGTAAGTCTTCGTTCCAACGAGCATATCTGCTCAGATGTATGAACTGTTGGTAGTTTGTTGGTAGTTCAGTTTGTTCTTGTTTCATTTTTATTTTTGTTCCTTTCTATATTATATACTCTGTCTATTATTATTCTAGCAATCCTTTTATCTATCTTGAACCATTCTCCTTTTCTTTTTGAAGATGATTTATCAATAACAGTATGAGACTCATATTCTGCCATAGTAACATCTTTAAAAAATCTTTTATGATATAACTTATAATCACGATAAGGACTGCTTAATTGAAAACTATAACATCTTATTCTAGGATCATAGCTCTTGCCGACCTTTAGCCAACCTTGCCAAGCAGGATTATAAAGAATATAAACATAACCAGATTTTATTATTCGTTTCCTTCGTTTCTTTTTCTTTATTATTTGTTCCTTTGGAATAGGGTTTTCTTTATCAAATGTACATTGCTTACATATTAAAGATTTAGGTGTAGAATTTACTTTATCTATACGTCTAACCCAATTAGACTTTGTTATTTTTATACTACATTTTCTACATTTTCTTTTACTAGGAAAAACTTTAGCAAAAAAAGAAACTTCAGATTTCATTTTGTTTTATTTTCTCCTCTGTCCACAGATGTAATGCTATTATAGCATAATGAATAATTTTTAATAAGTCTCCTTCATCTTTTAACTCACCAGTAAAACGATCAGGTTTCTTTCCATATCTCATAGCGTACTTCATAATATTACCAATACAAAAACCTTCTCCATGACCTGCATCTATAATCATATCAGTTGCTTGATACTTACCATTAGCATAATGCCTTTCATAAGTTCTATCTACATATCTTTTTATTTGTGCTATTGTATTTGCTTCGTTGAATTTATAATCAATCTTATTTTCTTTTGTCATCTTTTCTACTTCCTTTCCATTTGAATTTAAAACATCTCTCATTTCTTCTTCGTTATAGTAAATCATTTTTGCCATTATTTATCTCCATTCTTTAGGAAAACTATCTTCACTATACCACCTGAATCCATTCTTCTCTGCCCATTCTGCGTGGCTTCGTTTGGTTCCGTCTTTTCTTAGCTTTGCTTGTGGCATAGGAGAAGATGGATTAGAGAATATGAACACTAACTCACAGTCATCAGGAAGTATCTCTTTGATCCATTTGTATTTATTGTATTCGGCATAATCCCAAAACCTACCTTTAGCCTCAAGATATATTATCTTATCATCAATGACTCTTAAAAAATCAGGATGATACTTATGCGGAATAGAATATTCTATCAAGCCTTTGTGATGTTCCCAATTGTCTAATAGTTCCTTATGTAGATCATACTCCCATTTGGAATCGTATCCTTTAGGTAGTCCTTTTTCTATTGGTCGCTTTTTTCTAGGCTTTCTTTTCATAATTAATGTATTGATTCTCCTCTAGGTGCTGGAGATAAATTATTTTCACGAATAAGAACTTCTGCTTGTATTAAATTTTCTAAACGAGATAACAAAGGTGTATCTATCTCTTGTATTTCTGCACCTGCAAATAGAACTCCACCTATGGATATAAGTAATTCTTCCAAAAGTATAGTATTTAAATCAATTTCTATTTTAGTTTTACTGGTATCCTTTTTGTTCATTTTTTAAATCCTTTTCGAGTTGTTCAAAAGTTAGTTCAGGATTTCTCTTGACTCGTTTATAAATCCATTTCAAAGAGTAAGCACTAAGAAGAAACTTTCTGTTCAAATATAAATGCCTTTGCTCAGACATATAATCCTCAATATTTTTTACTGTTATTAAAGCCCTGTCTTCTGTGTCAGGTAATATTGAATGCAACCACTCAACTAAGATCTGTTTTCCTAGTTTTCGTTGTGCTTTAGCCTTTCTGCCATTCACTTGTTATCTCCTGAACTCTAGGCTCTTTCACGACTGTCGTTAAGAAAGATAGGTTTTTAGAATACTTAAATATCCGTAAGCCTGCTCCGTTATTGGAATCTTTGTGGCATTCTATCTTATGCCTGCAATACACACAACCTCTAGGAAGCTTCATGTTGCCAGATTTACCATCAGGTATAGGATTATAACACAAAGCAGGAGGAGTTGCAAGCTTTAACTCTCTTTTAAGTTTAGCTATCCTATGTTTTATATTAGGCTTATCTATTTCCTGTGGAATAAGTAAAGCAATCTCTCCATTTTCTTTGTTAATAGCTAAGAAGCCACCTTTGTTTGTGCCTTCTCCTGCTTCGTAGCCTGCAATCTGTGCCATATAACCAAAAGGATCATCTTCAGGAAGAGTTCCGTTCTTGAATTTCTTAAAAGAAAACCCTGAAGTTGATTTAATATCTACTACTTCTCCATCAATAATGCAGTCCATGTGTCCTGTTACTCCAGAAACAGTAACTTCTTTTTGTTCAGCAGTAACTTTGTGTCCTGATAAACGAGCCAACAATAACCCAACTACTTCCAAGATATGCCCATATAAAAAGACAAGTTGTGTTGCTGGTCTAATAGGAAGTGGTTCTGTCTTTGAATTAAAATCGTACCAAAGCTGTCTGTTAGGTTTACCTACATTAGACATCCGTAAAGTTTCTTCTTTTCTTTTTTCATATGGCTTAGACCAATTAAGAATAACATCTTTCATGGCATTACCAAACTCTTCTGCATCTTGTTCAGAAATATCTAATGCCTTGCCATTACTTAGGTTATCTAACTCTTGGTAGATGTCTTCTACAAGTGTATTTAGTTTTTTCATAGTGAATTTATTGCTTCTTTGGCATTATTCTTTGGAACTTTAAACCATTCTCCGCTTCGTTTTTCAGAAACTTTACTAACTATTTTATGTGCTTCTTGCTCTGCCTTTTTTCTATCTTCAAAAAATCTTTTATAACATAGTTTATAATCACGATAAGGACTGCTTGTTTGATAGCCTTTGCATCTATCTTCTGCATCAAGAGCCATTCCAATTTTTATCCATCCATCCCAAGCAGGATTAGTTAAAATATATACGTAACCCTCTTTAGTATCACTATAATTAGGCAATGAACTAAAAGCCAAATCTTCAAAAGTTTTAAACTTTCCTGCCTTATATAGTGGATGAGATCTTGAAATGTATTTTCCATTAATATACATATTTTGATCTAAGTAGATACTATAACATTCCTTACAGATATAATCCTTTCTGTTTAATCTATGTTGTTCATAATTAGTTCCTAATATTAAATCAACCCCACAATGATTACAATTTTTATTAATGTGTTTCATTTTTGATTAACTCCGTTGTTTTAAAACAATATTTTTTAAATAAATCTATCTTTATGAGACAAGCAATCTTAGGTTGTGTGTCTCCAAAACCAGTTAGTTTTCTTGATTGTATATTGTTAGTTAAAATACATTCTATAATTTTAATAGGAGTTATATATAAAAGCTCTTGTCCTGTAAAAATAATCCAGTAATCTGCTTTTGTTGTTAATAAAGCAGAAGGTTTATCATACATACTTAATTCAATTATAATATTACCTGTCTCGCAACTTCTGTAATCTCCTTTAATTTCTATTTTTTTGTTTGTTTCTGGTATGAAAAGATCATAGTCTTTAAATTTACCATCAATTAAAGTAGCACAAGGATATTTATTTTTTATTTTGTTTAACAAAAATTCTTCTATATCTCTGCCTCTCTTTAAATCTTTTATAAAATTATCTTGGCTAGTGTGTTTCACTCCAGTCATCTCCGTTTTGTGGTTTAATATGTTTCATATTATCTTCCTTCATCTAATTCAACACCCTCTTTTGAAATCCACGTGCCTTCTGTCCAATAAACACAAGGCTTACCATTTATAAGTCTATGACTATCATCTCCACAATCGTAAGTATCAAATAGTTCTTCCCAAAAGTTATCTGAGTCAACCTCATCCCTAAAACACCAACCGAAATGTTTGCCTTCAGGATTAGACAGTTCAATAAGTTTTAAAGGAACTACCTCATCTTCTCCAGTTAATGTTATTTTAGTGTATGAATATAAATACTGTGCGCGAACCATTACTTCTAACGGTCCTTTTCGGTCATCATTATATACTATATCTACAACTACCAAAGGTGTTCTACCTTTAGGTAATCTAAATAAAACAGTACCTTTTTGTAGCCGAACTCTATTGTAGCCAGTAATATCATTATTGCTCCATATTACGAGATCTTTTATTTTAACTGTTTCAGTGTGTTTCACTCCAGTCATCTCCTATTTTGTATTCGGCATCTAGAGGACACCGAAGATTATAATAATCACCTGCTTCTTTAATGGCTTCTATACCAAGTTTGCCTAAATATTCAGCGTGTGCCTTATGCACTTCTACTTGCCATTCATCATGTATGTTAGCAACAAACTTAAAATCTAGGTTTCTTTTGTTGGCTTTCTTGTTTAGTATAATTAACGCTCTCTTCATAGCTATTGCACCACCACCTTGTAGTAAACTATTCAAAGAGGCATGAGCATTCCTTATATATATTTTTCTTCCGTCAATTCCTTTGAGGTAGCCTTTCCTTGATGCTTTTGTAACTCTATCTCGAAGAGTCTTAAATGCTGGCTGATTAGCAAAGAAACGTTCTCTAAGTTTTCCACCATCAGCTTTGCTTCCGCCAACCACGCTTCCGATCTTTGAATCTCCTGCTCCGTACAAGAGTGCATATATGAAAGTCTTCGCCTGATTTCTTGATTGAAGTCCTGCAATTTTTTGATTTCGGGAGTGTATATCTCCATTAATGATTTCATTTGTAAAATCCTCGTCTTTCATGTAATGAGCAAGCATCCTTAATTCAAGGCTACTAGCATCAATACCTATTAATTTATATCCTTTTGGTGTAGTCCAACAAGCTCTGCATTCCACACCATAAGGACTCTTAACTGATGGAACCTGTGCCATATTAGGCGCTCTATGTGCCATGCGACCTGTAATTGTACCATTAGGTATTACAAAACCATGCACTCTTCCATCATCTGCAACGGCTTTTATCCAAGACTCAATCTGTGCAATCCTCTTCTGAAGTAGAAGATACTCTGCTATCAGTTGTGCTTCAGGTATGGCTGTAATCTTTATTAAAATCTTTTCATTAACTATAGGTTGACCTGTAGGAGTAAACTTCTTTGGCTTCCAACCGAAGTCTTGTAAATACTCGCCTATTTGTTTCCTTGATCCTAAATTAAATTCTTCTTCGTGTGTTCTAACAAAGCTAGGAGTTCCATTTTTAAGTAATGTATATTCTTCATCAGTCAAACGTACTTTTTTACTTGTTGTTTCATTAAATCCTAGTTTAGAAAGTGAACCATCCTTAATATACTGAGGTGTAATTTTCTCAAATATTTGTCTAGGTCTAAATGTTTCGTGTACTTCTTCTTCTACTTCATTCATTCTTTTATAGAGGTCTGATAAAAGTTTCTCAGCTTTTTGTCTATTAAATTCAAAACCATTTTGTTCTTGTTCTTTTAAAATAAGACTAACTTCTTGTTCAAGTTCCACACTTTCTTTTGAGAATCCTTTGGCTTCTTCTCGTAGTTTGTAATAAACCATAGTGTTCAGTTGAACATCTCTAGTACAGTATTTCAACATCTCTGGAGAATACCTAGCATAATCATCGAACTCTGTCTTTGTATAGTTAAGGCGATAACCCCACATCTCTAAGCTGTGTCCGCCCTCACGAACAGGATTAAGCAAACGAGACAGCACAAGAGTATCAACTAACTTCTTGGTGCTTAGATCAACTCCTAAAAGACTCTTTATTATAGGTATGTCAAACCCTATGATGTTATGTCCTACTAATCTGTCTGCCGACTGAAGCAACCCAAGCCCTGACTCTAATTGGTGAGGAGCAAACCGAAAGATTTTATTAGAATCAAGGTCTTGAGCCACGATACACCACACTTTTGTGGCTTTCAAATCATCTGTTTCTATATCAAATACTAAACTACGCATAGTCATCAAACTCTATATCATCGTTTCCATCGTCTTCATAATCCTCAATAGGCACTTCGTTTAAACGACCTGTTTCTTTATCGTAAAGTAAACGATCTGCTAAACCTACATCGCCTGTGTATCTGGATTTTAATACTCTCAAAATTGTTGTTCGTGATTCTTCAGGATCATCTGCTTGTTGGTTTCGTTCCAAAGCTATAACGCAATCAGATAACTGTGCTATGGATTGGCTACCACGCAAATGACTAAGGTTTACTTGTATTCCATTCTCGTGTCCTTTGTTGCCAACGACTCGTCTAAGGTGTGATACTAATATTAAACCTGCTCCTGTTTCTTCGACAATACTTCTGAGCCTAGTCATTATTGAATCTATGGCTCTGCGCTCATCTCCATCATGGACTGCGCTAACCAGCATGTGTAAGTGATCTATCACCACCCATTTGCAACCACAACCAACGATCATATATCTAAGTTTAGAAAAGATTTCTTCGATAGAGTTAGTGCCAAAGTGCGCATGAATCCATACTCTGTTTTTGTTTTCTCCACTATAAAGAACATCAAAGAATTTATCTATTTCTTCTTTGGAAAACTCTTCTAATACTTGGTCAATATATAACCTTGCATTAGCTTCAATAGATAAGATACCACTAATTGTTCTGCTTGGATCTTCTTCTAAAGAAATGATACCTACATTGTCATCTGTCTGTTTGATTAGCCAATGCTCTAATTCACGAGTTACACTAGACTTACCCAAGCCTGTTCCACCTGTGAGTGTGACTAATTCTCCTTGTCTTAATCCATATAGTTTCTTATTCAAGCCTGTAAACGGATAAGGAACACTCTTCTTCTTTTCTCTGTTGAAGAACTTTAATTTATATTCTGATACATTTATTACACCTGCTGGTGTATAAACCTTAGATGCCCACCAAGCTTGATTAAATAAGTTTCCTTTGTTTGCATAAAGCATATCATTAGGATCGTTGAACTGTTCAGGCAAAGTCATTATCTTTGCTTTGCTTGGAGTAAACAAACGAGCAACCTTGCGAGATGCTGCACGACCTGCCTTGTCATTGTCAAAGCAGATTACTACGTTATCAAAACTTTCTAAAAACTCTAGGCTCTCTTTGACATCTTTGACTGCGCCTGCTGCTCCTCTCTTAATAGAAACTACTGCCCACTTGGAGCCAAGCATTTCATAAGCAGACATAGCATCACATTCACCCTCGACAAGTGTAATATATTTTCCACCTGTGCTGAATAGTTGTTCACCGAATAGTCCACTATCAGAAAAAGAACCATTAACTGCAAATCGTTTTGCTACTCCGTCTTGGCTTTTATAGCGCACCTTTGTGGCTACTAGCTGATTGCCTGCATAATAAGGATAGATGTGTTCGCTTGTGCTTTCAACAACCTTGACACCATATTTAATGGCAGTTTGTTTTGAGATGCGCCTATCAGTTAGGTCTTTGAACACTCCGTTCTTAGGAACACTAAGTTTATTTTTGTGGTCTTTTATATTAGATACTTGTTGCTTGTTGCTGTTGTCAGAGTTAGTATCATCAGGCACAACTCCACCTGCTTTCTCGTAGTCAGAGAAGTGTGCATCGCAACTAAAGCAATGTGCTGATCCGTCTTTGTTTTTAGCTACTGGATCTGAGCCACCACATTTAGGACAAGGTAAATTGTATTGATCCCAATTTGATCCATCGTGATCTGTCATGTTCATTGATACTCCTCTTTTAAGTATTGGTTTGTTTTTGTGGTTAGTTTTTTTCTGCTCTCGGTATAGATAACTTATTTTTCATTTCATTATCCTTTTTAAAACTAACAAAACCTCAATTATAATACGGCTCTGTTTATAAGATCTGTTGTTTTAACTGCTTTGGCACAATATTTTATGCCCGACCTAACAGGAAATATTTAAGTGTCTTCCTCTTACTCGACACACCGCTTATGCTAAAACTTGACTGTCTGTATTTCAAGATCCTTGCCAAGTAATTAATCTTCTTCTTCAGGCGGAAACGCATCAGTTTCTTCGATGTCTGGAACATCTGATTCTTCTTCTGCTACGTCTGCACCTGCATCAGCATTGACAATACTAATAATACTGCTCGTAAAAGAAGTTAATCCTGCGTTGACTTCTTCTAAGTCTAGGACAAGATTTACTTTCTTTTGGTTCAAGCGTTGAATTCTACCAAAGATAGCTTGACCATCTTCAGGTAAGTCTTCAACATTTATTTGAACATCATCAATAGTGATGAAAGGCTTTGGGTTCTGTACTTCTTCGTTCATTTTTAATTACCTCTGCTATTATTATTAAAATTAAAATTCATCGTCTTCGTCAAACTCACTAGAACTTATGTATTCTACTAGGTCTAATACTTTTACTCTAATGAGATCAAGTCCTGTGAAATGTCCGAATTGATTCTCGACTTCCCACTCTCTGTATTTAACTAATACAGTTGATCCGTTTCCTACCATGTCTTCAGTAGGCTCTCCATTAGAGTCAAACAGTTTTGGTTTGAAGTTAGGTGTTCCATCTTTACGATTTACTTTCCTTTTAATTAGAACTGCTCTGCCGTCATAGTGATCCGATGTTTTCATAGATCCATCTCGTTTGACTGCCGTTCCATTAATAGTAGAAAAGCCTCTGGCTTCAAATTCATCAGCAGTTGCATCGTCTAACACTAACTCTAGTTGATAAACAGGTTCGAATGTAGTATTAGGAACTGTAATGCTTGCCCAATAAGCTGTGCCTTTTGCTTGTCTTACGTTCTGTTGTTGTTGTTGTTGTTGATTATCCATATAAATAAATCCTCTTATAGTTGTTGTTGTTATTATTAATTCAATAGTGCCGATTATATCACATTGCGATTATAATGTCAAGCACTATTTTTAATTTAGATAAGAGTGTGGAAAAAAATAAAAAGGCTTGTTGGTTTTTTTAGAGCCGTTAGAAAAACCAACTTGAAAAACTAACCCGACTGGCAGAAAGGACACTACAAATTTATAAAAAAGAAATTATAATTGATATTGTAGTAGTGTCCGATGGCTCTATATATATATTATTTATTTTTTTACAATTCTATATCTATATATTATTATAATACCTTATTAAGATCTTGTCAAGCTATTTATTTTTTTACATTTAATATTTTTGATATTTTACTTTGTGTTTTTTCTTTATTAAATTTTTTATATTCAACTGTATCTTTAATCCAGTTAATTCCGTCAGGATTTATAAAAGGAAGATATTTACTTCTATCGTAATAGAAAAATAAATAAAATTCTCTTGCTAAACTAGGGTTATGCCCTATTTGAGTTCTAATATAATCATATTCATATTTAGGATAACCATATTTTCTTATGCCTACTTCTTTAATATAAGGATACTCTTTTTCTTTATTTATTGCTGGTAAAAGAAATCTAGTGTAAAAATCTTTAATGTCTTTGGACATATAATATGTTTTTTTAGTTCTTCTTTTAATCCACTTATGGAGATTGTTTTGCGACCATCTTCCTGTGGTATAGTAGTAACGATATTTATGCACTCTGGTGTAAATAGCAATACTTTTATTTCTTCCTTCACTTACAATGTATTTAAT